CATTTACTGCATTGACAGCACTTACACAATCGGCTCTTAGATAGCCTTCTGCTTGCGCTTCTGTTATTGTCATGCCCTCTTTTACATCTGCACCATAATGTCCGTAACCGATTGTCCAGTATTTTTCAGTCGGAACTGGCTTATATGCCGTAAGACGTAAACCCTCATATTTTTTTATTATATCTAACCCTTTTTGAGAAAGTTCCATACTATACCGCCTTTCTAGTTGTAATTAGTTGTTTTGTGTACTCCAATACATACCAATATGCAAAAAGCAAACGCTGCAAACAATACTGCCCCTGCAATTGCAATTCCTTTCAATATCAACATAACTACACTCCCTTAATCTGCTTAATAGCCTGCATTACTTTGTCATAACCAATCATTGCGCCTAACCAATTCGCACACATCATCAGGAACAGACAAATAATATTAAGGCTTGTAAATGCGATATCGTTCCATAAATAGAATACTGCTGTTCCGATACCGCCTACAAGAACCGCAACAATTAACACCAAAATATTTGAAGCATACTCTAATTTCATTGAATCGAGGAACTTCTTAATACCTTCTGTAAATAAACTTGTCAGCACTGATAAAACCGTTAATAAAACTAAAAATAATTCTACTGTCATAAATAAACCCTTCCTATTCGCTTTGAATAATTGTTGTTATGATCTGCGTTAAATCAATCTGTTCCCTCATGCTTTTAGGCAAACTCTGAATAACCTTCAATGGAACTTTCGTTCTGTTATCACATTTAGATTTCCAATAATAGAAACCTGACGAAACAGCAATTTGCGCCATCCATGCGACTGTTATTGTCGTGAAGTCTACACTTGGAAATAATACTGCTAATAGAAAAAGGACTATCAATATAAGATAGTCCGTAATTAGCAGCAACTTTGAAAATTCAATTTTCATTTTGAATCGTCCTCTAAATCTTTGATTCTGTGATTAATAACTTTGATTTGTTCTTCTACAACAGGCATTCTTCTCGCAAAATTATTATGTTCCCTGACTTCCCTTGTCAGTTCTTCAATTTTTGTATCTGTAACTGCCTGTGCCGTTACTAATTTATTTTCGATTTTTTTGTTACTCTGACTGTTTGATAATACCACCCCTGCAAGGGATAACACCCCTGTGATTAACGCAACAATTACTTCCATCTTTCATCCCCTCTTTTGTATATTTATACTCCCATATGAACAATATCAACCTTTACCGTTCCAGTGGGAAGTGTTTCTGCTGTGAATGTCAACTCGTTTGCACCTTGAGAAGTTGCACGAATTGCAGCTACATTATATATTTCTGCTGTTTCGGCATTGGCACTTACAATTACACTCTTTGTATCGTTCATGTTTAATACACTTGCTGTCTGCGTGTATGTATTATTGCTTTCAACCCACCCGCCAGCAGGAAGTGACACTGTTAAATTAACAGGCATTGCACCGACAAGCATTGTTTCTGTATTTTCATTGATTAGGTCTTGGAGATTTACAAACCACTCATTGAAAAGGTCTGTCCACTGCTCAAAAAGCGTTGTTGTTGACAACTGCTCAATTAAGCCTGTCACCCATCCACACAATTCTGTATTGCCCCTTGTATCTTCAATGTCCGATGCTTTGATTTCGGTTGCACCTGCACGAATATAGATATACGCAAGGCATCTTTCCGTTACGGTTTCTGTTCGTTCCATTGCAGGCTTTACAGGATTTGTTGCAAACTCGCTATACTTGAAGTAAGGAACGGCATCCCTTACTGAATCGGTTTCGTCCGCACGAATACACACCGCACAATATCTGTTTAAAAGCACGTCAGAACCTTCAATCACTTGCAGATATTCGGAATCATTGTTCACCCAATGCTTTCCTACCCATCCTCGCCCTGTTGCAATCTGAACAGTCATCCCACTGTTAGGCTGCACCGCTAATTTATTCCCTACAGATGCATAAACACCCTCTGTTATTAAACCTTCAAAAATTTCGCTCATTTGCTGTGCATTATAGAGCCTGTCACCGTTGACAGAATTAAAAAAACCACTTGTCCAAGCCATTATTAACCTCCTATAAGTTAAATTGCGGAATCAGTTTTAAACCGTCTTTATCCTCTGATTCAATTGCACTTAAAACCAGTACATTTTTACTGATGCCATATTTATTTATTACTGTTGTTGTATCACCTAAGAAGAAATCCGAACCATAAACAAACGCTACATCACTCAATACCTCACCGCTAAAACCTTCTGTTATCGAATGTGAAGCAAGGTCTTCTTTTCCGTTCTCTTTTAGTAGTTCTATATAATCTTCAATAGGGATTTCGTCATCATTGCCCTTGTTCTGCGATATGTTTCTTGCATCTGTGAAGATTTCGTATCTGTCAAGCCCTGCATTTTCGTCACCGACTGATGCATAAATTCTTTCCACACCTTCACCCTCGCCACCGATTAAAGTGGTATTGCAATATTCCTCTGTTGCTAACTGATATTCTGTATCATACAGATTTTCAAATTCATCAGAGAATACAACATACGGTCTTTCTGTCTGTCCGTATGATCTATCCAAGCCCTTGTAAATATCAACTACAATTTTATTGTTTGAAATATATAAATCCCATCCATAGTTATACAATTTACATATTTCCTGAATTGCAGTTCCTAGAACATCCCCTGTTATCTGTTTTGCTATCGTTTCCGACAGCCCCTTTTTCTCGCCTAGAATTAGATTCGGGATGATTCTATTTGCATTTGTTGGATTGATTGCATTTTCTGTTATTAATCGTCTGATTCCGTCCTCAACAGTTTCGGAAAGGTTCGTTTGATTCCAAACAATCCTTTGCATGAGAATGAATTTTAATTCCCTGCCTGTGACGGATAAATAATCTCCGTCCTCAACATCAGTAAGGATATTAATGTTTTTAATAATCATGACTTTTTTATACGTTGTCACACCATCAACAACAGTAATGTCAGAAGAACGGACAATGTAACAGTTTTCTTTCAGAATCGACAAAGCATAATCTGTTGCGCTTAGATATAATTCAAAATCACCTATATCATAATAAGCAGGTCTCCAAATATTACTTACATACTCGTCAATGATTCCCACAATGGAAAAATCACGATTCAAAACGTAGATATTATTCATGATTACACCCCACTATATAACAGGCTCGTTGTGAATGTTATTTGTAGATTTGATATTCCGCTATCTGCATCATAAGTGAATACATTGTCTCCACTTGCCAACACAAACCACTTGCTATCGGGTGACATATAGCCCATAGCATTGTATGAAACACCCTCTCTAACTAGGGTGATTGACTTTTCACCCACATTTGTGTTAATGACGATTTTGTCAGATGGCAACATGGTTGCATTCAGTTTCATTTTCTCGCCTGTCAACACGTTATACAGAACAGGATTTACAACGCTACCAACAGCAAACAATTCTATAATCACACCTGTTTCAATATCACCTGTGTTTACAATACTTCTTCGCTGATTCGTTGAAATTACACTAAACTCCGTTCCACTTTCTGAAATAGCAAAAGGAAACTCAAATAATTTAGAAATATCACCAAAGGCAGTGACAAGATAGTCCACTGCCTTAAAGTATGGTTTCCCACATACAATTGAAATTTGTGCTACTTGGCTTCTGGCAAATAAATCGCACTCTATCAATTCAACTGTACCCTCGATATATACTTCCCTTGATGAATTTTTAAAGAACAACTGTATATTCTTTTTTACTGGAAAATATTTATAAAGGTTTATTCGATTTCTCTCAATGTCACCCTCTAATTTTATATAGATGACAATGTTTCTGCTTTCCAATCTAGCGGAGTTTATTTTATTTCCGTCTGTGGTTGAGTTTGCGGATATACTTAAAGTTGCTTTCGGTGGAGCAAGTCCTGTTATTTTATAGACTGTATATCTTTTGTCATTGCTTAGTGCCAATTCATCACCACGATCATTTTTTACTTTGAGCGAATACATTACACACCTCCTGCATATCCTAAAAGATTTTTCGATTGTCTATATATTTCAAGCCTGCTCAATGGTTTAGGGCTATAAATGTTTTGTACAAAATTAGCACCGCCAACAGAACCACCACCACCAGAAGACAGGTTGCTTCTAGTATCATAAACAAGTCCTGTTGTCAAATTCTTCATGGAATTAAGAGCAGATTTTGCATTTTTATCAATTCCGACTGCGATACCTTCTGGAATCCACCGTCCGATTTCTTTCGCAAATACTTTTGAAGGTGAATGGATATCCAGTGCTTCTTTCGCACCGTCAACCAAGCCTGAAAAGAATCCCTTTACATTTTCAAAGAACTTGTCTTTAGCATTTTGTATTCCCTGCCAGACACCATCAACAATATTTTTGCCGATTGACAGCATTTTTTCGGGAATGCTTTTTGCACCGTCAAGAACTTTGTTGACAAGTTCGGTAATGGCTTCTTTTCCCTTCTGCCCCATATCGGATTTCCACTTATTCAACTTCGTTATGGTATTCACTAACCAAGTCCAGATTTTAGATGGCAACTGTTTTACATACTCGACAACTTTGTTTATGAAATTGCTTGCCACCTCAATGGCTTTTTGCACCATTTGAGCCTTCCACTGTTCAATTTTTACGATTGTCTCAACTAGCCATGTCCAGATTTTAGACGGCAACTCTGAAAAGAACTGCACCGCCTTGTCTAAAAATGCGGGAATAGTCTCGGTGAAAAATTTTCCGATTTCCTCTATTTTTCCACCTATCCACTCCTTCGCTGTACTTATCGCACTCTTGATATTTTCCCATAGGTCTAGCCAAAACTGCTTAAATTCATCAGAAGTGTTCCAAAGATAAATAAATGCTGCGACAAGTGCAGCTATTGCTGCAATAACTATTCCTATCGGATTGGCTGCCATAACAGCATTAAGTGCTATCTGCGAAATCTTTAAGCCATCATTGGCAATCTTAAATGCCTTTATTGCCCCAACAACTCCCTGAATCATTGTGACAACATTCCAAGCAACAAAGCCTGCACCGATTGCCGTGATAACTCCCAAAATTGTTTCTCCGTTGTCCTTTATCCACTGGAAACCTTCTACAACTTTCGGGAGTACTTCATCTTTCAGATATCCGAATCCTTCTTGTATTCCCGCAACGAAAGAATCAATGTCAGCCCCTTCTGTAAGCCCTAAGACTTCATTAAGCAAATCAGTAAAGCCATTTTTTAAAGCCGTTGTTACAGGTTCGACTTTCTCGCCCATCTGTGCAAGTGTGTCTGTGTAGTCCGCTTGTGCTTTTCTTGATTCGATAATGGAAGCATTATTCTCTTTGTAACTATCCGATAAATCACCATAAAGCCTGTCGAGCGTGTGGGCAATCAACTGTTGTCTTCCTTGTTCTGTCGTGCATTGCTCCAGACTTGCGTTGAAATCGTCAACGCTAATTCCACTCCATTCGAGTGCATCTGCCAAATTTCCCTGTACAGAGCCTAATTGACTAGAGTGATTGATTGCTTCTGCCAACCCATCCAAAGGGATGGAATCACCGAATTTCGCCCATATACCCGCACTGCTATCAAGCAGGCTGTTAAGTATATCAGTTTCAGCACCCATTGCCATGAAGTTTGACATGGTAGTAGTTGCTGCAGTTTCATCACCAAGCACTCCATAAAGGTCTGCATACTTTTCCTTTGCATACTCTACACCGTAACCCGCTTCCTCACTTGCGGATGAAAGTTTATTCATCTGCTCACGGTATTCTTGTGTAGATTCTGCCAGACCTAGAATGCTACTTGCAGCATCCCTCAACCCACCGACAAGGCTTGTAAGAGTATTTCCCACAAACGTAGCAACTGCGCCTTTCATTACGGTGAATCCGTCTCCTGCTTCATCTGCGCTTTCCCCTACATCATCCAAAACCTCGGCAACAGTTTTCCCGCTCTTTGCAGCTTCTTTTTCTGCTTCTGATACCTTGCTTAGTTCTTCATTGTATTTGCCGATTTCCTTTTCAGTGCTGTTGATGACTGCTTTTTGATTGTTGATTTTTATTTTCAGGTCATCTGCTGCCTTGCTGCCCTCGCCCATTTCTTTGACAGTCCGTTCATACTGCTCTTCCAAACTGCCGAGAATGGTTTTTTGGCTCTTTAAATTACTGTCAAGTTGTTTTAATTTTGCTGATATTCCGTCTGTTGATTTAGTCCAATCATCCATACTGGATGAAACAGCCTTAAATTCACTATTTGCAACCGCAACCTGCCTTTTGGCTTCCTGCATTGCTTTTTTCAACTCACTAATATCAACAGCGAATTTTGTTGTTGTTGTATAATCAGCCATTTTTAAACCTCCAAATTAAAACCAATCATCACCCGCTTTTTTTCTTATTACTTTCTGATTTCCACTGCCGTTTTCATCTTTGTTTCTGTAGTTGTAATCAATAACACCTGCTATTAATTCAAAAACATCATCAGCAGGATAATCTAAAAGTTTCAAAGGCTCTAAAGCGGGAAACATATTACAGAGATTTTTATTAATATCAAAAAACATTTGCGGAAGGGTAAGTTCTACCCCTCCGTCAATGCGTTTTTTTTCTCTTTTCCTCGCAATGTTGCAAATTTACCAACAGCCCATTTATAAAGTTCCGTTGCAACTCCGATAAGTTCCAAAGAGTCGATACAATCAAGGTCTGATTCCTTCAAGCCGAATGTTGCTTTGATAATCTTGTCAAGGTTTCCTGTTGAGCCTGTCACAAATTTAAGAATGTCATTGTCATTTTCAATATTCATTCCATCAAGTGAACTAATAATCTGCATAGCAACACGATACGGAATTTTCACTCCGTCCGCTTCTACTTTTTCACGAATCTCTGTTAAGGTTTCATCTTTATAAATCGTTAATTCCAAACGCATTTTGTTCTCCTTTCAAAAAAACAGGGCAGATTGCTCTGCCCCATTGATTTTTATGCACTAACTTTTGTTACTGTGTCAGGTGTCTGAACAGTAGCAAAAAACTCTGCTTCTGATACAGGGTTAACGCTTGTGTCAACATTGACAGCCTTTGCGCTCTTGCCTGTTGTTTCAAATTTGTGGTTTGTGTTGATGCCTGTGAATACAATTTCCTGTCCGTTTGCTTCTGCGCCATCATTTTTTGTCGCATGAGTTGAATCAGGAATATTAAATTTGCCTTTAAGTCTAAAGCAGTAAATTTCAACTCCATCTGTTGTCTCGGTGATATAGCCGATTGCAAAGTATTTGCTTTCACGTTCACCCTCAACGAACATTCCCTTTGTTTCGTCATACACCTGTCCAGTGATTTTTGCCAAAGCATCAAAAGGAATTGCAGAAGTTGAAATTGTAACCTCATCTGCACCTGTTGCATCAATTACAACAGCAGGAATATTGTCATAAAAATGAGATTCAGAGGAACTTTCCGTTGTACGTGATAACTCCGCAACACCCGCAATCGGGAAAGGTGTTCCGCATTCAAAAGTTTCTGTATCATCTTTTATAACTTCTGCTGCAACAAGCCCTCTAATACCTCTATATTCTTTAATTTCAGCCATGTTATTAACCTCCAAAATAAAAAAAGAGCCTTTATCGGCTCTCTTGTCTATAAGTTGCTGTTATTCCTCTGCCTGTGTGTGTCGGTTCGTCTGACATAACAGAATAACCACCGCCATCCACAAGCCATCCATTCTCTATTAGTTTCTTCTTCGCTTCCATAAGTTTAGAATTAACTATTACGGGATTGTCGGAATAAAAATTAACACTGTAGTTCCATATAATAGAACCTTCAACAGTGTTGTTATACTTCTCACTGCCATAAGAAGAATTATTCCAAAAAGTAAAGAAAGAAGCAGGATATTTTTCATGTGGTCTGAAACTTCCTTGCAGTCTTACAGGATAACCAAATTCCTCTAATATGCTAATTAATAAATCTTCCACTATTTTTCACCCATTAACCTTTCAATTACCTTATCCAATGCTTCGCCTTGCAGTTTCCCGATTTGCCGTTGTGTCTTGTTTCCATATATGGCATCATACAATCCTGCGACTGGATCATGTTTCGGTGTGCCGTACATAAGGAAAATACTTTTCAGCCCTGACTCTTTAAAATCAAAACCAACTTTAACATAAGCGGTTTTTCCTTCCCATTCCACTTTCATATTCTTGTCAATGGAGTGCTTTGTACCCTCACCGATTGAATATCTACCATGTGCGGGAAGATTTGATTTATTCATGGCTTGCTCTATCAGAGGATTGACATATTGCTTTGAAGCAATCAAGGCACTTTCTACCCCTCGCTCCATTGCTTTTCCACCGCCTAACTCGTCAAGCTTTGCCATGTATTCATCAAAGCCTTTTACTTGCAAACCGATTTTATTACGTGCCACCTTTTACACCTCTAACCTTGAATTTCAAAAATTGATTCCGCATTGATATGTTTTCAGGCTCTCCCATAACTTCATACATATTGCCGTTTACCTTTATACGGCTTGATGCCTTGATATCAGGTCGAAACCATGTTTCCACATTTGCAGTATCAATTATTGTCAGCACATCATTCACCACCGATTCAGTACCGCCATACGATTTGAACGAGCAAAAGAACAAATCCCCTGTCTCGGGGTAGACTGGAATGTCTACCCCTTTGACAGTTTTGATTTCAGTAATGTTGTATAGTTCGGCAGGAGTGATGTAAGGAAGGTCTGCTTTAAACATCTTCCGCCACCCCCTCATATGCTAACTGCGTTACTCTTTGATAGAAGTAGTCAGATAGTTTTCCACCTGCACTTCCGTAATTCCATAAGTCGGAAACACCTCGAGCGACAACACCTGCTGACACTTCAAGCAGTGCATCAGGAACACCCGCTCCCTTCATGTATGCCTTAACTTCTTCTATGTAGATAGTAAGTGTGTCATCCTGATAGTTGCCTGTTATCCCTAAAGCACTTTTAACCTTGCTTAAAATGCCATTCATTGTTTATACCTCCATTAAGCGGATGCAGTGATAGACAGAGTTACTAATGAACCCTTATCAACTACTTTACCATCAACGCTCATTACTGCCTTTGTAAGTAAGTCTTCTGTTTCCCAATCCTGCTTCTTGGAAATACCCATGTCATAGATTGTGTTAAGAACATAATCTGCAAAATCGAACATGAACATCTTGTCATCAGGAACATAAGGAGAAACAACTACATCACGTCCAAGAACTGCTCTTTCAAGTTCCTTGCCAACACCATAGTTAACACGTGCAATCGGCTGTCCCTGCTCGTCAACTAAGCCCTGAATCTTTGCGAATGTCTTTTTGTTCATGCACCATTTAGCACCTGTTTCATATTCAACAGGTAAAGCACCTTCTGCTTCTGCAAGATGAGTAAATTTCAATGCGCCCTTAGTTTCGATTGCCTGTCCTGCTTCTGGAGTTTCAGCAAGGACACCCTTAGGCTGTGATGAACCTGTACCATTGATAACTGCATTTTCAATAGCATAAATCATTGCCTTTGCTACGTTCTCAACAAACTTCGCTTCGAATGCAGATAATGCCATTGTGCCAACTTCCATTGACATAGAAATTTCACAACGAAGTTTGAAGTATGAGAATGTAATCTTTCCTGTTGCTTTCTTCTGACGGTCAGAGCCTGCACCTTCTGCAACCCATGATGCAACAGGTTTAACTGTAGATGTTGGGATTTCAACACCTGCTGCATAAGATGTCTTTGTGATTAAAGGAAGAATCATTCCTACATTGTCAAACTTCTCAATGATCTGATTTACTAACTCTGTAGGAATCACGCTTGCAGCATCACCTGTGGTTGTGTTTGCATCTGCACGAAGTTCTGCAGGAATAGGAGTGTTGCGTAATACTAAGTTCATGAACGCATTACGATATTCCATATTGGTTTCTTCTGCCTGTGCGCCACCGAATGAAGCAACGATAGAAGCATTACGAAGAACAGCACCATCTGGAACGATTGCACGTTCTTCTTCTGCCTGTGCTTCTGTTCCTTCGTTTTCAAGTTCTGCTAACTGTGCTTCTGCTTCTTCGATTTCCTTTTTGAGTGCTGCTAAAGTTTCACCGATTGCACGAACTTCTGCTAAGTCCTGTGATGCATCTGAACGCTTCTGTAATTCACCCATTTCTTTTTTCTTTCTTGCGATTAACTGTAATAAATACTTTTTCATTTTTTCAATCCTCCATTAGATTAATTTGTTTTTGATTTTTTCTTTCTCAAGTTCCAAAGCCTTTTTATCACTATCCAGTGACAGACTTCTCACACTATCCAGTGTGGCTTTAGCACTCTCCAGTGCTTCCTTGTCTCTAAGACCGATACTGGTACTCTCGTAAGCAGGAAAGGTTACTGCACTCACTTCATAGACAGCCCCAATTTTTTTAATTGTTCTTGTTGGGTGGTCTGTATCTAAGTCAGCCCATTCCTCGTCATCTATCGTGAACATGAATGACATTCCTGTAATGTCTCCACGTTTGATAGCACTGTAAAGGTTACGTGCTTCTGAATTGTTTTCTGTATCAAGATTTACTCTGATACTCATTCCCTCTTTATCAACTTCAAGTTGCATAGTGGAATTTTCGTTGTTGTTTCTACTCCTTGCTAAAGGAATCATGCTTGTATCATGATTCACAAGGAAGCGAACGTCTTTTAAATTTGCTTTATCCAAAGCCCCCGCTTCAATAATTTCATCGAAGTAACCCAAATCAGTTTTGGAATTGAAAACAATCGGTCTTCCTACAATGTGGTCTCCGTTTTTCTCGTTATTCTCTGCCCTGATTTCAAAGTTATAGGCTCTCGTTACTGTCTGATTCATCATCACTACCTCCCACCTGATATTCACTTGCTTTTGTTGCATCTATCCAGTTAAGGCTCATAAATCTTTTTCCTTCCAGTTCTTTTAATGGCTTTAAACCGAATGCAACACGTTTTTCATTTTCAAACATTGCCCCTGTATTACTTAGCAATGTAACCATCTGCAAAGTCTGTTCTACTGACATGAAAATAAGTTCCTTTGGATAGAACTTGATTCTGTTTCCATGCCCATACTGTTTCCCTGTGAACAGTGTTTTTGTAAATCCCTGTGACAGACTTGTAATTAAAGGCTCTAACGTCTTTTGATAGAATGCTTCATACTGTTCCTTCGTGTAGTCACCTGTCAGGATTGGCAGCGACACACCGTAATGCCTTAAAATCTTGCTATCAATAAATTCAAGCGTATCTTTATCAACCAACTGAATTTCTTTCTTGATTGGTATAAATTCAGCCTTTAAATCCAATGGCAAAAATCCGCTTTCAGATTTCTTTAACTTGCTTTCCAGTTCTTTAAGTGCTGCTTCCGTTTTTCCTTCATCCATCATGGTGTTGTATTTCACAACTCCATTGATTGCGAAGGTGGATTTCATTGCACTTGCTACTCCCTGCAACAACTGATGGTTAATATCAAGAGTTTTGAGCAGTGCTTGATTGTCAGGCTGTCCTTGCTCATTTCCGCCCATATACTGATTCACTGAATACCTGTGTTTAATGTGGATAACATCTGAATATCTCACCGTGAACTCTTGTCCGTTGTTGAATCTAAGCTTTAAAAAAAGGATGCCTCTGGCATCCTCGATGAAATCTACTTGACTTGGTTGTATTGGATACAACCCTTCATATTTTCTTTTTGTTACTCCGTTCTCAACCCACTCATAATATGTCGGAATGATGAAAGCATTGCAGTTAAGGAACAACAGCCATGTCACCTTTTCCAAAAAGTCACTCGTTGTCATGATCGGATTGGGATTCTCTAGTACCCTCTGCAAATCACCGTTTACAGGAACAACATCATTCCCTTTTTCAATGACGTGTTCTGGTCTTAGTTTCTTCATTTCCGATACAATGCAATTAATAGCCTGCTGCACTACATCACTTGCATATATGTTATTACCGAATTGTGAAAAAATCGGAGCGTAACCATTCATCACTTCGGCAAATTTAGGTTGTGTTGGTGTTTCCTTTTTAAAAAGGTCTGTCAGCCATCCCAACTTATGCACCTCCTATCATCTGCTTGAACTCTGTTCTGTTCTGTCTATATGTTTCATAGAGAATTGCTTTACATACCGCACCGTCAATTCTCTTACTAGGCTCTGCCTTTACTATTAAGCACTGCCCGATATTATTTACCTGCAAGCAGGCATTCTTTAAACACCATTTATCTATCTCGTTATCGTTATAGTTCACGATTCTATGCGTCAGGTCTGCTTCAAGAAGTTTGATTGCATTGCTCAATGTCTGTGCATTCTGCAGAATCATTATCATTTCATCACTTGCCCTACTCCAACCATAGAACTCCATGCGGTTTAGAAAGTCTTTTGAAAACTTTTGGTCGTAACCGCACTTCCATAGCCTTATGTTGTATTCCTTATACAGTGAATAAAACCAATCCGCTACAACAGACAAATCAATATCATTGCCCTCTGTGATTTTCAGAAGACCTTTTTCAGCCCACTCCCTGTATTTTGCACCTGCGTTTCTATCATCCGCATTTTCCAGTTTGCTTTCAGGAATGAAATACATTGAATGAATGTATTTTGTGTTATCGCCCTCTTTCATCATGAGGATTTTTGCTGATACAAGGTCTGTAGTTTCCGCCAGGTCAACTGCACCCAAACAAATACAACCCCGAAAATCTTCGAGGTTGTAAGTTGCTTTATAATCATAATCTTCTATATTCAACCAACTCTGTGCAGAGTTTTGTTTGATGTTAAAATCCTTGCAAAGTACAAAGATTCTATCCGCTTTTGAATTTCTTGCAATGTCTATCTGTTCATCAAGATAGCCCCACTTCTTAACAATGCCAAGCGAAGGGTTGCTCTTTACCCATGATGCCCGATTCTGCCATATCTCCTGTTCGCTGTCCTGCGTGTACAACCACGGCAATGTTCGCATTGCTGCAACACCGTCATCCTCACCGCTTATAATTGCTCTAGCTTTCTTTAACTCGTCATCCAAGTAACCATCTACAACAAATCCCTCCGTTGTTAGGTTTATAAATAACGGTTCGTCTTTTAATGACTGCGATTGCTCAATTGACTTTGCAATGATGTTATCTTTCATCTCATGGGATTCATCCAAGAAAGCAACATCAATATTTCGCCCTTCCTTATTCCTTGTCCTGTCGGACAGTTTGAATATTTTAGAGTTATTTGCCTTATTCAAAATGAATCGTTGATTACGTTTGCTGTCTAATTGCTCTGGGTCAATGAGAAGTCGCATGGTGTCTATTGCATCATATATAATACTTGCCTGCATATCATCATTTGATGAGCAAACAATATCACTTCCCGAGTTTCCGAGGAACAATTCACAAACACCCAAAGCGGAACACGTTTCTGATTTTGTATTCTTCCTCGCAATCAGGAACAGAACTTTTTTAAACCGCCTTAATGTGGTGTCTGACATTTTGAAACTAAATACCGCTTCAATAAATGCTTTCTGCCACAACATCAAAATCATTGGCTTACCATAGAAAGGGGATTTCGTCAACCTGATGCAGTTTTCCATGAAATTCATGCGTATAAGTGCATCTTCTGTATCGTATATGTAAGCATCATTTAGAAAATCATCTTTCAGGTTTTCTAACTCCTGCCACAATTCCCTGCCTACTATAATTTCACCACACTCTATCCTTGCATGGTATTCAAGCAGAAAGGAATTATCGGGAGTCCATATCTTTTTTTCTTTAATTAGCATTATCTTTGAACCATCTCCGCAATGGGCTTTCCTCTGCTTCCTCCGATTCAATGCGCTTATCCCTATAGATAACACTTTCAATCAGTTTCACACAATTTGTATACTGCTGCAGAGTTTCCTTGTACTGTTTGAATGCTTGTGTGCTTCTTTGCTGTTCCGCATTCTTTGGGTTTACCTGAATGAATGGAAGTTTCTTTAATGCTTCCATTCTACCTTCAAGAAATACAATCTCGTCAATTACATCCTCGACAAGTTTTACAGAATCATCAGGAACTAGCCCTATCAATTCTTCTTTTCTACTCATTGCCGATTACCTTGAAGAACATCGTTCCTGCTTTATCAACAAAACTACGAATAGAAACAAGCATCAACTCATTACAAGCCATTACTCGTCTTGTCGGAATATCTACCACATACAAAGTTGCACCATTATTGATTTCGTTCAACACGTTTTCTTTTTCTACAATTTCATACATGGTTTATTCCTCCTTCTTCTTGCGTGTAGTTTTCTTCGGTTCTTCAATTACCTTGCAAAGCGGATATCCCATCTGGTTTTCTGTTGTTGTCAATGCCTTGCCCCTTGCTGCTGACACTTCAAACACGTCACCCTTCTTAATATCCTTCTGCAATTCTAAATCATAATAATCTTTTACTGCTTCAATCTTCATTTTTACACCTCCATAAAATGAATAAAACCCTGCTGACGGTCTTGCACCGTCATTAACTGAAACTCCAACAGGGGAAAGGAGAGACACCAATTATAGTCAAGCATATTTCTATGCCTTTGCGCTCTTTTATCCAAGTTTGATTTTTTCAACCTGAAAATCTCGTCAAATTTCCGATTCTGTGGATTTATAGTACCCCCCAACAGTACCCAAAATGATTTTTAAAATTTATAGGGGAGGGGTTATAACTCTCTATAAGCTATATAATAAAATGGATATTGGTCACCACTGTGACTTTTAAATGTAATACTGTTATTAAAGTATAAATCTAAACAGTCATAGTAATAATAAGTAAATGCTACTTCTTCATTATCATCTACCTTATAATATATGGTCGATGCACTAGCAAAGTTTGATATTAATATCTCTCCCCTGCCAGTAATAGTAGTATAATTTGTTCCTGACGTTTTACCTTGTGTAATAACATACTTATCTTCTAAAGGTTTATCTGCTAATAAAGTTTGATAGGAATATAAATCATTAGTCCTGCCACCTGTAAAACTTACACTCTTTTGAAAATAAAACTTATAATAGCCATTGTGAATAGCACTGTTGAAATAAGATTTAGCCATAAACCCTATAGTATTTCCGTCTATAAATACTTGTATGTTATCTGTCGCATTAGACGCTGACGGCATTCTTCTTATAACGATATATCCATTACCCTCTATTGTAGGTAGTTTATCTCCAGCTACTGGTGAAACTGTAGTAAGTATATTAAACTCATTCCCGCCACCAGACTTAAAAGGGCTAAATGTATCAGCACCTCGTAAAGCATCCGTATTATATCCATACTGTCCATTCTGGTAATCTAAGTATATGCGCTGTCCGTTTGCTGTTAGTTCATCCTCTAAAACATCAAGAGCCACACCTACATTGCTATCGCCATACTTAACACCCTCGGCACTTACACTACTGTCACCACCGCTTAAATTTAAAATCATATACATACCTCCAATAATTTTTATTTAATTATCTTTAGTATGTATATAAAGGCTTTCGCCCTAATTCACCTTCCTATGCGGATTTAATAAAGAACAAGCACATATCATCGTCAATGGCTTTTAATAAGTTGTCCATTGTCATGCTGCCGCAATCAGATATCTTGTAGTTATTGAAATTAACACAAGTAACCTTTTCGCCCTTCTTCAATTTTTCAATTACATACTGGCTCTGCAACTGTGTCATCTTTTGTACCTCCTGTATTATTTTATTCCGCTCTGCACCATATAGATCGTGCATACGATAGTTGCGATTGCTATCAGAATATATTCGATTCTTAACTTCATGCTGAATACCTCATAAAAAACGATAGTTTACTCATATTCCCCATTGTAGAATCTTGCCGTGCAAAGCATAGACAAAAGGAATGTGAATATTAATAAAAATATTTTCATTTTTTACCTCTTAAAACGATAGTTTATTAATGTAACCACATATAAATACCGCATATTATAGTTACAAAAATAATTATAAAATATTCTATTCTATATCTCATATTGATACCTCATGCGACAGTTTATCCAATACCATATAAACAACCCGATGGATTACACGTACCGTCTTTATAGAGTTTAAAACCAATTTTTGTATCGTTAATATAATAAATTTGATATTGATAAGTTTTAAGAACTCCACTCTCATTATTCGCAAAAAAGGCAACGATAGCATTTGACGGACTTGTATTTTCTGCTTTAAATAAATTTGTTGGTACTATAATACTGCCTATTGTAACGCCGTCAATTTTTACATATAAAAGCAAAAATTTATATTTGGTTATATCGTTAATCGTTGCTTCTGAAAATGAATTACTATTTGCATTTGTGCTATGTAATAAATCATATCTTCCTAAACTGTCGGACACCTCATCAATAGCACCCTGTACATTGTCCGCCTGTAATCCGCTTTCTGCGTTATCATACTTCATCTGCTCGGCTGTTCCTGCACCGCCACTTCCTGTATTAAATATCATTCGTATACCTCCATATCATCCGTACATTTCAAAATCTCTAAAGTAATCGTTTATATATTTAGTCCATTCATTTATATCCCTTCCACAAGGATTGTCATGCAATCTTTGCAGGCAAGTTTCTTTGTCTGTGTCTATGTGAATCAGCCTTGCGCCTAGCGTGTTCACTAATCTATCCCTGTCATTGCTTATCGGCAAGGATTGAATGATATAAGCATTTAACCATTTACCCCTGCGATACTTGACAGATTCCAAAAGATTATCTCTAACAGCAAACGCTACTGACTTCAACCTATTCGGCTTAACATATCTATCCTGTCCGCTTATGCACTGCCATATGCTATCCATATCAATTATTAAATCACCTTCAAGCATATTTTCTTCAACATAACTCGTCTTTCCCGATAAAGGGCTTCCATGCACAATAAAAACCTGTCTACAACTATAAGATAATTTGTTGTGGATCAGGTTGTGTGATTTATGCGATACAAGCATAATGTTTTCAGGATTAAGGCTTATATTCGCATCAGTATAATTTTCTTCTGTTAATGGCTCTATATGATGCAGGATAATATCGTAGTTTTTAACTATCGGCTTTCCTGTATATTCATCAATGGTGAATCCCTCTTTTGTCATTCGCTCATTGATTACTACTTTTCTAAATCGTTCCCATTCTTTACTTCTATAAAAATCAAATAGGCTCATTCTATCACCATAGATTATTCTCTACTTGCTTTTCTCTTAGTTCTAATTCTTTTTGCTTCATGCCTAGCACATCAGAATTTATCGGCTTCTGTCCTGCCGTATCTCGGATATACTCTGCTGCACGAATATCCCCTTTTAATGCTTTCTGCACCTGTGCAATCATTATTGCATCTTGCACCGTTATGTTCTTTCCTTTCAGGTCTTTAAAACCCTTTATATTTTCCAAACAATCAATATTTGCATTTTCCAAAGGCATAGACAGCAACAATTCAAGTGTTTCTCTCATCTGCTTCTTTTTTTGCCTTGCTTTTGCAGATGCTTTCCCACCTTTTTTGCCGATTTCTCGTGCTTCATCCGAGGTTAGCGTTCTTAAATTGTCTGAATTTGCCATGCTATCACCCTATAAGTTTCTTTCTACGCAAACCAACAAGGCAGGCACTCTCATTTCCCGAAAGCACCTGCCCTTTATATGTACTATATTGTTGTCTGGTAATTGTTTTATTTTTATATAACTGTTTCAATATCTTCAATGTCTCCACCAAGCAGCACCGCCTTTTAAAAAATAAAAATAGCACCATTCCTGATGCTATCTCATAAAACTTGAAAAGTTGAATTTTTTTGCTCTTTGATTATATTTTTTTGCTATTTGCGAACACTTTTCATTATAAAACTCTGCATATGGCTTTATCTTTTCTTTCGCTTCTTCTCTCGTTATAATGCCTGCCCTATACATTGCCCTCGCATCTAAAGCATTCATATATAATATATTATCCATACCTTATACCTCTTTTTTCTTTGATATTAAGGTAATTCGCTATATTATTCAATGTCTTCTTCGACTAATTCTTTGATTATTTCTTCAACTTCTATTTTTTTATAATTGTCTTTTATGTTCTTCGGGTCACCCTTATAGAATACAAGGACATTCTGATGACATTTAACAACTTTTCTTCCTGCTTCAAATTGTTTCCCTGCTCTAAGCACTGCAGTTCCGAAGCATTCAAGTAATATCATATCGTTATATAACAGCAAGCCGTTATCTGCGAATGCTTTCTTTGTGTCACCGACAAAATCACGATAAAAGCCTTTTTTATCTCGCACATCACCAACAACGAAAACTGCAAATCTATCATTTTTAAGTTTTCTGCAGGCTATGCTTATGATCTGTCTGTAAACATTCAAAAAGTCTTCATATTCCATGTTGCTTATATCACGTGGGTCATCACTATATACTTCTAAATCAGCATATGGTGGACATGACATAATCATATCCGCACTATCATCTTCTATGTATAGGTCGGCATTTAGGCTGTCATCGCAATACCACTTAACTTCAACACCAATATCAGAAGCATTTTCATAGTTTGCATCAACCTGCTCTTTTCTTAGTTCAATGCCCTCATAATCATAACCTAACTTTGCAGCAACTATTCCTCGCACACTACCACCCGCAAAGCAGTCATATATTTTGCCACCGTCTATATTGAACCACTTATACATAATCTCGCAAAGCACTGGGTCGAATATGCTTGTGCCTGTCAGGTTGCTTCCATGCGCTTTTGCAAGTCTGTTTAACCCATCACCCAACAACCCTTCATCCCTGCCAACATCAGAAGCGAGACCGATTTGTTTCCACTTTCTTTTTCTGTCTTGCCAGTATCCCTGTTTTGAATCTAACACCGAAAAGGGAGGAACTAAGAATTTATCTATAAGCGTTTCATCGTTTTTTTCATCATACTTTTCTACAGGCTCATCATCAAATCCGAAAAGTTCCATGTCTATATCAACTATATCTTCTAATTCATCAAAAAGAAGGTCAAAATCCCAATCGGCTTTTTCGCCCACCTTATTGTCAGCAAGTCGGAATGCCTTAATCTGTTCTTCTGTCAAGTCATCCGCAACAATGCAAGGAACTTCATCCAGTTTTAATCTCTTAGCTGCCTTTAATCGTGTATGCCCTGCGACTATAACATTATCTTTATCAATAACGATTGGCACTTTGAAGCCGAACTCTTTAATGGATTCTGCAACATATTTTACTGCTTCATCATTCTTTCGTGGGTTGTTTTCATAAGGAACTATATCCGCAACCCTCATCATTTGAATATTCATTTGTTCTCATCCTTATCTTTTGTACAGGCAAATAAAAAAGGCAGCACCCGAAAGCACCGCCTTAAAACTCATTATCCTATATACCATTATACTATGTATTTCACAATATTAAAGGACAATTTAGTAACATCATGGACTATTTTAGTCACTTTCCGTCACTTTTTTCCCTAAACTATTTTTACATCGCAAACTCCTGCACATTAGTAACAACAACATCATCAGCGTGTTCCGCTTTCTTGATTCGTTCCTTCATCATTTCCCCATATCGTGTTTTGTCAATTTCAAAACATTCTGGTACATCCTTATAAATCTTTGTCACTTCCATTGTTGTAATAATTGTTATTTCACTCATTGTTTTTCTCCCTTCATTTTTCCCAATCTAATTTCTGCCCACACTCTGTACAATAATTTCCGAACACATGAAAACTTCCACAAGTAGGGCATTTTTCGTGTTCTCCTTGATAGTCTGGCTTCTTCGGTATCTGCTTTTCAATAGCAACTCTTATGGCAAGCCAAAACGATTTTCCACCACTTCTTCCATATGGCTTTTGACCATCCCACGCTTCCGCTATTTCCTTGTAATCAACCGTCATACTCATTCTCTCACTCTCCTATCTGCTAAATATCCATTGGGTCGCAATCGGGATTCGGGCATTCCCCATAATCTTCGTAGCACTTAGCACAACAAAACATACACTCCCAATAGTCCCCTATTTCGCAACTGTCACACACTGACGGTTTTTTATAATCTTCTGACATATTATTTACCTCTCAAAACTACGGTTTAGTGAATTATAGTCACTGCTATACACTCCAACGAGGTTTAATACGAGTATTCCATGCTTTTACTGCTTTTCCCGCCTCTGAATATGCTCCAGAATTGCTTTTACAGTGCGTACATGTTATACAATAACCATTAACTCCCTTATCTATTTTTGCTTTGTATTCACCGCAAAACGGACATGGTAATAATTTTACTTCGTTCATTATATTTACACTCCTAACAATCAGTTTTCTAAGTTATCCTCATAATGCTTAACCGTTATTAACATTCCTATAAAAATTCCTAAAATTAAACATACTATTCTACTTACCCATACCCAAGCCATATCTACTCACCTCTCTAAAAGTCAGTTCAACTCCAATTCAGCATCTAACTTGAAATGCTCATTTTTAATACGTTCCCACTCTTTTTCTCTTGCTTTCTTTCTTCCAAATAGTGGCTTTACTGCAAATACTTGTCTTATTGCTTCGGCACAATTTACAGCCGTAAACATAGACCATTGACCGTCACAAGCACGTCTGTTGCACCATTTGTCAAATTCTTCAAAAGTCACATCTTTCATTTTCTTTTTCATATCTCATTACCTCTCACATTCAGTTTAAATAAATTCTGTTTTTCCGTTTAACATACTTTTACAAATACCAAATGGCATCATAAGTCTTTGCATTGCCAATTCTGCTTGCCGTTCTCGTTCCTCATACCATTCTGGCATCATTATTTCTCTTTCCCAACGCCACAATCTGAACCAATCGGTACGCCTATGAAGTATGTAAAATAATTTGTAAAATGCCATACTCATTCCTCCGCTAAAGTTTTCGTTACCGCACTAACCGTTAAAACGCAAATTCCTCTGACGTTGCGTATTTTTTCCAGTATGTATTTTCATATTCAATAAACCTGACAGAATCCTTTTCCTCCTGCAGATAACTATTCACAAATAAATTCCCATGCAGCATTACTTTAAAAATACCGCTTCTGACAAGCCTGTCTTCCATGAAATACACTTCACCGTTATTATCAAACAACGCAAAGTCTGTGTAATTAGTAAGGTCTGCCGTGTATGCGAACGGTTTATAAATTCTGCCTACTTCAAAACCCTCAAACGGTTTCACGCAACAAAACGCTATATTCGAAGTTTCATACTTAAATCTCGGGGCTATCAGCCCCACTTTTCTTTTTATAAACATCATACCTCCACACCGCTCTTATATGGTTCTGGAAGTGGTCTCCACGCTTCATAATATCCGCATTCAAAATCATTCTTCGCACCCATATAAGGCATATATACATTTACACTTATCCATCCTTCTTTGTCGCAAGTAAGAACAACCGCATTTTCTTCTGGAAGTCTTTCTTTGCAGGGAATCCAACCATTGTTATATTCATCTGTAAGTTTTTTATATAATTCCTCCGCTTTGTCATTCTTAAAACTGCTTACCGTTTCAACACCGTCCTGCGTTTTTCTACCGACTACCAACATCGGCATATCATAATTTTCTTCATATACTACAATCAATACATCTTCTTTCATTTTGTCCCCTGCCTTTCATCAAGTATCTTCTGAACAGCCTTTAATGCCCTGCCATGCTTATTCTTCGCCCATGTATACGATTTATCGTATTTGGTCGCAATGTCCTCCAACTGCAGATAATATATTCTTTTGGTTTTCTGATCTATTAAACCAATATACATTTTATGAAGAATGTCATATAAATCTGACGGTAACTGTTCTATTGTTTTAATGATTCCCTGCTTTATATCAACCATTTTGTCAATGCACTGATTTATTTCTTCCTCAATGCTTACATATCTGCACACTGCATCCGCCATTTTTTCTTGGCTGCATGATGATTGAACTCTCTCCCCTTCTGTTCTTGCTGTTGTATTTGTTGCTATGGCTTTCCACTGCTCTTTTTCAACCATTTTGTTTTCAATCATCTTGTCAAGTTTACGAACCTGCATTAAATATTCTCTCGCTTCCACGAAATCACCCCTTTTTCAATCCGCCTTTATCCGCAACCGTTCCTGCATATGGGTTTCTTTTCATTGCTACCCTTGCCGATTCTCGGATGTTTTTTTGTTTCTCCATTGCATCCATGTTCTGTGCCGAGTTAAAACGCAAACTCGGTTTCGCCATGTTATTTACTGTTCTCATGTTTAACCTTCCTTCCTCTGCCCCTTTTCCCTTTATCATAACAAGGGCAGGAATCGCTGCGATAACCGCCATTTTTAAGTTCAATAACCAATCTGCTTTTGCCTGTCATTTCTGCATAATCACACGCACTCTGCAGTTCTGTATAACCGTAATTACTCGGTATTAAATATTTACACCCATCGCAAACACCCTTATCCTTCACGGTGATTATTTTATGCTCTTCCTTTTTAGCCAACTCTCGATTTCTGTAATACACATCCAAACAAACCTTGCGCTTTAATTTCTTTTGGCACTCTTGCGCTCCGCAAGTCTTTTGATTGCCTGTCCTCGGTGCAAACTCTTTACCGCAATATATACATTTCCTGTTTTCAAAATTTCTCATGTTACAATCCCAGCTTGTCCTTCACTTCAAAATATGTATCTTTTACACTTTCCCTTCTCCTGCTTGACCCTGACATTTCAACTGGAAAACATCTTTCAAGTATTCTGTCATATATTCGTGAATACCCCACATCTTGCGGTTTCTTTATTTCCTCTGCTGTTAGGTTCGTTGTGATTATAAACGGCAAGCCCGATCTGTATCGGCTATCAATGATATTGAAAACCATTTCTTGCATATACTCTGATTTTCGTTCTGCCCCTAAATCATCAATCACTAAAAGCGAATACTTGTTTAAACTGTCTATATATTTTTGCTTCCCTTCATACATTCCCTGAATCTGATTTGTCAGCCTTGCAAAGTTCGTCATTAATACGTTGTAACCCTCATCAATAAGGCTGTTCGCTATACAGGCAGAATAATATGTTTTCCCTGTTCCCACCGTACCGAACAGCAGCAGCCCTTTTCCTGTCTGTCTAAATTCATTGAAGTTATCAACGTATCTTTTCATTGCATCTGATAGTTTCGGGTTTTTCCTATCATCATTTGCAAAATTCCAATTTGACATATTAGTATCTGCAAAGCATATTCTTCTTCGTCTCTCACGGTCTTGCATTCGTTCTCGTTCCTTATATGCTTCTTCCTCTTCCTTTCTGCAACTGCATATAATAGCCACTTTTCTTTCAATCCCTGTGAAGGGATGCTTTATGACTGTTTCAACCCTGTCATGGCATTTTGAACAGTGCATAAAGCCATCCTCACCGAGATATTTTTTATCAGGTTCAGGAACTTTGATTGATTCCAATATTTCATCAAACATTTAATCACCTCAAAATAAATCGTCTAGGTCTGTCTGGTCATTTCCAACTGGAACACCTGTGTTGACTTCTTGTTTCTTATTTCCGTCTCTCCTAGCCCAATTTCTAATAGTTGCATAATGGCTTTTATATGATTTCCCTGTACTAGCAACATAAGAAGATAGATTTTCAATTTTCTTCTGATAATCTGAATATTCAGTTTTTAGTTTTTGCAGTTCATCATCAGTTAAAAGAACGTTGTTATATTCTCCATATTTATGTTTTACTTCTTTCTTAGGTTTTTCAGTATCAGTAACAGTATCAGTAACAGATACAGTAACAGTTGTATCTATATCATATTGATAGGGTATCGATACCGTATTTCTGTTATTATATAAATCTCCTAAGTAGTTTCTAAAATCACTATTCTTTATCTTCTGTATTGCATCCAATAATGGCTTATCTAATTTAGGGCTTGAAGTCCAATTGTAACGATACCAATTTAAAAGAAGCACCTCTTTTGTATTGCTTGAATACCTGATTGTGTTATGCACTTCACTAAAGCGTTTAATCAATCTCTTTATAGTATCTTCGTTATACCCTGTTTCATTTGACATGTTCTTTAAACTGACTTCATAACACCCGCATAAATTTGTATGTGGATTCGTTATTAAGTACAGGTAGAAAAACTTGTCTTCGGGTGTAAAATCGTCTACAATCTTACTATCTGTCCAAAATGACATTATTACATTTCTATAGATTGCCATTAGTAAACACCCCTTGCATACTGTCTGAACAGTTCCTCATTATCCGCTCTCTTTTCCTTTACCTTCTTATCACTTTGTAAGTGTGGATATTGTTCCTGAATCTTACGTCTTGCCCTGCCTACACTTTCAAGCGAAGGCAAGCCTAATTTTTTCAGATTGCATAAAACAAAGCAGAATGGCTTTTCGGTAATATCAACCCCTTTTTCTTCTTCAATATGCTGCGCTAATACAGTGTATAAGAACATATCACTGTTTCTTGTTTCTGGTCTTTGCTCTAATATTTTTTTAACTAGATCATGCGTTGTTTTCTTCATTGTCTTCTCCTTTCATGCTCATGCTTGCTTCAAATTCTCTGTATAATTGCATCCAGTCATCAAATGCCATTGTCACTAATACTTCCGCATGGTTTTTCTTGTGGAATACTGCAGGGAGTTTTGCGCTCCCTTTAGCATCCCTTTTCGCCTGCGCCATCCAGTCATACAAGTGCATTTTCTCAACGTGCTTCGCTTCAATATGAATATATGGAAGCCCTTCAACATCTGCATCACCATTAGCACCGCAATACTGCTGTCCACGTCTGCAATCGTAACCGTATTCTCTAAGCATTCCCGCAAGTTGTCTTTCAAAACGGTTTCCCTTTTGCTTTGAATTTATTGTCATGTTATCACTCCTGTTAAAATGGAAGGTCTGTATCTGTCGCATTCAACCAATCGTCTTCCTTTGGTGTGCTTGCCTGTGCGCCTTTGCTTTCTGCAAATTCCCAAGCTGTCACCATGATGTAGTTAAATTCGTTCCATTTTCCATCATCATCTTTTGATGTATCTCTACAAGTGATTCCAGTGAATGCAATCTTTGTTCCCTTGTGCAGATATTTTTCCGCACGTTTTGCATTATCTTCACCAATGATTTTCACTGTCAAAAAATCGGTAATCTGGTTTCCGTCTTTATCCTTTCCGAATGGAAACGGTCTATCTACTGCAACAGTTCCTGTTCCCATTTTTCCACTTGTCGCAAGTGTAAAATCTTTTGTCATTCTTCCCATGTAACTTCCATTATTCATTTTTGCTTTTCCTTTCTATAAATACGATTTTCCAAATATGCTTCTAAACTCGTTTCTATCCCCATATTCGGCTTCAAAACGCTTCTGCGCTAACTTCTTCAAGTGCAAGTCTAACTCACGGTTAAAGTGTACTCCTGCGCATCCTGTGTGGTGTGATTGGCACAACCAAACCGTTAGCCCATACTTTTCTGATTGTTTTCTGTTTGCAGTGCCGTATATAATGTGATGTCGGTGCAAATTGTAGGGCATACCGCAAAAATAACATTCTTTTTCAGTTTGAATTATGCTTTTCATTTAGGTCACCCCACATTGATTTCATTCTTGCTATTTCATCAGGTGGAATTACTTCAATACCTAACTCCTTGCACTCACTCACAATTCCGTCAATGAATACACTCATTGCCTTGCTATCAAATGTTGACGAGCCAAAGAACACCTGCATCTGATGCCCTTCTGTTCCGTTCACATTCACTTCGCCCAAATCAACGCAAGTTCGATACAATTCTTTCAATCTATCTATTGCGTTTTCCTTGCAGATGACGAATGTAAACTCTCGGCTATACTTTTTAAGCATTTCAATGTATACAGACCATCTATCAGAATGAATTACCTCCGCTATTTTCTGCATCAAAACCCACGCATAAGCATTTGCATCAAGTGACCGCTTCTGCCTGTACTTCTTCGCTTCAATGGATAATTTCTCACACCCTGCAAGGAAGTTAATTTCTTCGGATGGTTGCTCATTGATTTGAAATGTGATATGTAACTTGTTACTTTGCCAATCACGCTGCACCGATAACAATTTTCCTGTGCATTCCATGCAATCACCTACATTTCTTTAATCTTGTTTAAATTATCGTTAATGTGCCTGAACTGTCTTTCGTTAAGTTCTGCCAAATCAGAAACTTTGTAAATCGTCAATATCTTTTCTTCGTCAATGCCCTCATCCGTTAAATGCTTGCGGAGTGCCTGTACCTTTACATTGGCAATCTTCATATTCCCGATTTCCTCGGTTTTCTTATCATCCTTTTCCTGTTCCGCTTTTGCATCCGTCTGGTTCTTGTATTCATCCGAATCGGCATCCTTTGTATCATCCAACAGGAAAAGACCATTCAGGGCATATTTGCGGGCATATGAAGATGCCGTTCCTGTTATCTGTGAATCATCCATGCCTTTCTTTTCGGCTGCTTCCCTTGCCATTGCGGAAACGCTTATAGTTGCATCTGATTCCGTATCACTAAATGTTGCTGTTGCTTTTACATACACCCTTCCTCCAATATCAATAATTTCATCTGTTAACGTCAAAGCGCATTTTTCTTTCTGCAAATAAGGCTTTACCGCTTCGCAAATGCCCTCTGCATTTCTGTACTTGTACTTCCCGAATGAATTATATAAATTCTTCGGGGCTTTAATCTCCGTCTGAATACGCATCAATTTTTCACTTAACATTTAATAACCTCTCTTTCTTTCAGTGCTTGATATAACCTGCACCATTCAACAGCCGTTAGTGTTAATTCTTTATCCTCTGACCTTAGATTGTTTTTCATTAAAATTGCTATGTAAGATTTAGGTATTAAACATAGATTTGATAAATCACAATTTTTTCTGTTACCATCAAGAAATATCAAGTAACTATCATCAGGAACTTTGCCATTGACTTTTTCCCAAATATGTCTATGCAGAAGTTCATAGTTTTGATGCTTCTTTTTCTTATCACCAATCTTGATATGCAAATACCCTTGACTATCTTCTATAACAGTTCCAATATCTAAATACTTCTTTGCGTTTTCTCGCCCTCGCCTGCTAATAACATCTTTTGAGCAACGCAACCCCTTGCGCTGACAGTGAGTTCTGATTGAGTCATAACTCCTGTTTGTTCCGAATATCTCATTAAACAAAGGTGTCGCTCTTGCAGGACCGAGATTGGGATAGTTATCTTTCAACCATTCTTCTTGTTCTTGAGAAAACGCAATTTTCCAATTCATCGCAATAGTCCTTTGATTGCAGAATTGTCAAGTTGCCTTGTCTGTGCCATCAGTTTTTCGGTTCTAAGAATTAGATCACCGTTGTTAATCATCTGCTTTGCTAAATTCATAATCAAATAAGACTGTTCGTTTTCCGTCTGTCTTTCCTCTGGTGTAAAATCATTTCGTAACGTTGTTTCAACTCTATCTCCTAATACTTTCTGTAATTCAACTAATGTCATTTTCTTCTACCTCCTGCTTTTCTTTTTTAACGCTGATTTTAACCTCTATATCTTCACCGCCATAATTAAGAACTTCCTCGGCAAGCACTATTGCCCTGTTGAGTTTTTCATACTCAACTTCGATTCGGTTATATGTTTGTGTAATTGTTACGATATACATTTTTTGTTCTCCTTTTATTAAATTACTTGTTTTTTAAATAAAATCTGAAATACTCATTTGTGTTTCTTCTTGCCATACAAGCATTTCGTTTTTTGCCCTTGTGTAAAAATTCCTATCAATTTCAAATCCAAAAGAACTTCTACCCAATTCCCTTGCAGCCCTTAATGTCGTGCCACTTCCGCAACATGGGTCAATAACTACATCACCTTCATCAGTAAATATTTCAATCAGTTTTTTTAACACCTGCACTGGCTTTTGGCTTGGGTGTATTTTGGGGATTTCCTTTCCGTCTTTTTCCCACTGAAACCAAT